GCAGCGCCACATAGGCGGAGAACAGCTTGGTGATGCTGGCGGGGAAGAGCTTGCCGTTGCCGACGGTTCTGGAATAGAGCACCTGTCCGGTGCCGGAATGATAGACGATGGCATGGCGGGCTTCCGAATTTTCCAGCAGACGCTCGCAGATCTGGTAGACTGCCGTGCCCGTATCCGCGGGAAGGACCACCGGAGCGGGATTTTCCGGTTCCGCAGGTGTGGTTTCCGCAGGGACGGTTTCTGTGGGGGCGGCAGGCTCGGTGACCGGTACGGTGGCTGCCGCAGGCTCGGTGACCGCCGTCGCCGCAGCAGGGAACGGCAGCAGGGAAACCGCCAGAACAGCTGCGAGAAGAAGCCTATGCAGTTGTGATGGCACGGTTATCCCTCCTCAGCCTTATTCCCGGAATCATTATAGTGAGGGAAGCGAAAAATGTCAAGGTGAAGTATTTTTTCGTTGAGAACCGGCGGAAAATGTGGTAGGCTGAAGATATGGGAAACTTGCAGTTTATCTTTCCGTCTTGCACCGCACCCAAGCCTTCCCTTGTGTAAAGGGAGGTGTCAGCCGAACAGGCTGACGGAGGGATTGTGCCGCAAGATATTACGAATTCGCATCGGGTTTCGGCGAATACGGAACTTTTCACTGCGACAACCCCTCAGTCAAAAATCAAATAGATTTTTGACAGCTCCCCTTACACAGGGGAGCCTATGAGGTGCGGTGCAGAACGACAAACTGAAATTTGAACAGCAGTAACGATACCGAGCGGGTTAGGGAAGTAACGACACGTATTGCACCGATCACGCAGTGCCCGTGGGGGCATCCCCACAAACTGAAATCTGAATCGCGGGGATGAATCAACAAATAAAAGGAGGAACGGTTATGACCATCGGCCAGGCAATCGACCGGATCGACAGCCTTAAACACAATATCTACAGCCGCAGCCACAAGATCGAATGGCTGTCGCGGCTGGACGCGCTGGTAAAAGCGCAGATCATAGACACTTGCGAGGGCGGGGGCGAGCCCTTCGCAGGCTATGATGACGACACGGATTTGGGTGCGCCGCTTCTGGTATGCGCGCCCTTTGACGAGATATATCTTCGGTGGCTGGAGGCGCAGATGGACTATGCAAACGGCGAATACGACCGCTACAACAACGCCATCACCATGTTCCAGTCCGCCTTCGACAGCTTCTCGAATTTCTACAGGCGAAACCACATGCCGAAGAGAACATCATTTCACTATTTTTAAGGAGGTGTGATATGGGCTATCCGCAACTGAAGGTGTATCCCACGTCCAGACAGACGGTGGATGCCTTCGCCGGCTACAATCACAATCTGCGGATCGGGGAGGGGGAATTTTTCGACATGAAGAATCTGACCTCCGACCACGAACCGGTGCTTGCGCCCCGCCGCGGGCGGGGTTTTTACGCAAAACCTGCCAGCCCCCAGGGGCTCATCGCCAAAGACACCATCTGCTATGTGGACGGCACCTGCTTTGTCATGGGAGATCAGCGCCATGAGCTGGGCTTGTCCGTGAAGGCGGAGGACTGCCCCAAGCAGCTGGTGTCCATGGGCGCCTATGTGATCATCATGCCGGACAGAAAGTACATCAACACCCTGAACACGGAAGACCGGGGCGAGATCGACGCGTCCTTTACCGCCGCCGGTACGGTGCAGTTCCAGCTGTGCGGCGAAGGAGGCATAAGCTACGAAAATGTGACCGTTTCCCCCGCTCCACCGGAAGATCCGCAGGATCTTGCTTACTGGATCGACACCGCTGCCGAGCCCCACAGCTTAAAGCAGTATGCGAAAAGCAGTGACCAGTGGATTACGGTGCTCAGTACCTTCGTCAAAATTCAGGCGGAGGGCATCGGAAAACCCTTTGAAAAAGGCGACGGGGTTCACCTTTCCGGCATTCGGGTTCCGGCGGTGCAGAGCTTAAACGGTGCGGCGGTGATTCAGGAAAAGGGCGACGATTTTATCATGGTCACAGGCATTTTGAACGCCGTGACCACTCAGGATGGGGGTGTGACCGTTTCACGGAAGATGCCCGCCATGGATTTTGTCATCGAATCCGGCAACCGGCTCTGGGGCTGCCGCTACGGCGAAAACAACCAAGGGGAAGTGGTCAACGAACTCTATGCCAGCAAGCTGGGGGATTTTAAAAACTGGAGCTGCTTTGAAGGCCTTTCCACCGACAGCTATGCCGCCTCCCTCGGCAGCGACGGCGCATTCACCGGCGCCATTTCGTATCTCGGCTATCCGCTGTTTTTTAAGGAGCACTGCGTCCACAGGGTCTTCGGGCGGTATCCGGCGGTGTTTCAGATCCAGGAAACCGCCTGCCGCGGGGTGCAGACCGGCTGCCACGGCAGCCTCGCCATCGTGGGCGAGACCCTCTTCTACAAGGCACGCTCCGGCATCTGCGCCTTCGACGGGTCGCTGCCCGTGGATGTGTCCCACGCCCTCGGGCGGGTGCAGTACGCAGGCGCCGTGGGCGGGGCGATTTTCAGCAAGTACTATATTTCCATGGAGGACGAAAAAGGGAGCTGGCACCTGTTTGTATACGACGCAGAGCGCGCCCTCTGGCACAGGGAGGATGACCTCCACGCAGCAGGCTTTTGCGCCTGCAAGGGGGAGCTGTACTGCATCGATGCGGAAAGCAAGAACATCATCACCATGCTGGGCAGCGGCACCCCCGACACGGCGCAGGTGCAGTGGATGGCAGAAACGGGAAATCTCGGAATTTCCAGCCCGGACAGGAAATATTTATCCGGTCTGACCCTGCGGCTGTGGCTGGAAAAGGAAGCGAAGGCGGAAATTTTCGTTCAGTACGACCTGAGCGGGGAATGGCTGCATCTGTGCACCATTTTCGGCACCGAGCTTCGCAGTTTCACCGTGCCCATCCGCCCCCGCCGCAGCGACCATTTCAAGCTGCGCCTTGTGGGCACAGGGGCGGCAAAGCTCTACTCCATCACAAAAACCATTTCGAAGGGAAGTGCAATACCATGACAAAACTGAGATTGCCCGGCATCACAGCCAAAGATCCCGCGGAGCAGATCCGCCAGATGGCGGCGTATCTGCGGTATCTGACAGAGACGCTGAACGATTTGCTGGATGAAATTGAACAAAGAGTAGGAGGTGACGGGCAGTGACGACGAAATATACCTCCGCATGGCAGGAACAGCTGCAGGACACGGTGCAGAAAATTCTGAATCGGGAGAAATTCTCCTACGACCTGAACGCCGATGCCCTCTACCGGCAGTACCAGGATCAGTACCTGCGGCAGGGCAAACAGGCCATGACGGACACCATGGGACGCGCCGCCGCCCTCACCGGCGGCTACAGCAACTCCTACGCCCAGAGCGCCGGTCAGCAGGCTTATCAGAGCCATCTGCAGCAGCTGGGCAGCAAAGTGCCCCAGCTGTACCAGATCGCGCTGGATCGCTACAACGCCGAGGGCAGCCGCCTGCAAAGCAATGCCGGTCTTCTGATGCAGCAGGAGAACATGGACTACAACCGCTACCGTGACCGGCTTTCCGATCGGGACGCGGCGTTCAGTAAGCTATTAACCCTTATGAACGCCTACGGCTACCGCCCCACCGCGGAGGAAATGGAAGCCGCCGGCATGACCAATGCCCAGATGAAGGCCATTCTGGGGCTGAACAGACCGGCAGTGGTATATTCCGGCGGCAGTGCGTACAATTCGGAAGTTGCCAAACGCCAGAAGGAACTGAACAAGCTGGGTGCAAATCTGAAGGTTGACGGCGTTTACGGCCCGAAGACAGCGGCAGCGGAAAAACGTTACGGCAATGGACAGTCCGCAACGAAGGTGGATGCTGATGGAATTCTGGCGCGGTATGCCGTGGATAGATATAAAAACGTACTGGGCTTCTGAAGCAGATTCCGGCAGCGACAAATTGCAGTTTGGCGGGCAGTGCCCGCGGACAATGCGTCACGCACTGCATGGGGCAAATCGCTGCCCTTCGCCGCTCGACCCCGTACTGCCTTTCAAATTGCAGTTTAGCGGGCAGTCACCTAAAACGCATGTCATCGCGAACCAGCGCGCACGCTGGTGTGGCGATCCCCTTCAAATTTGCGGATTTTTCCCTAAAATCGACGGGGATTGCCACGCCATTGTGCGCAATGGCTCGCAATGACAGGATATTTTGGTAGCCGGTTGCGTCTATCCAGCGGAGCGACAAGCTGCAATTTGCACAGCAGTAACGATACCGAGCGGGTTAGGGAAGTAACGACACGTATTGCACCGATCACGCAGTGCCCGTGGGGGCATCCCCACAAACTGCAATTTGTACAGCAGAAACGTTACCGGGCAGAGATAACGGGTAACGATGCGCAGCGCTACCTACGCAGATACGGAGGTGTCCGCAGGGGTAAAAGGGAACAAGAAAAGAGAAAACGGAGTGATTTATGGCTTACGTAGCAAGAAAACCGGAAACAGGAAGCAGCAAAAAGAAAAAAGACCCGCCTGTGAAAGCGTCACAGGCAGGCAGCACACAGGAGGAAAGATCCACGGTGCAGAAGCGCGCACCGGAGGTTCCTTCCCAAGCTGCCGCGCAAGAGCAGCCGGCAGCGCAGGTTCAGACAACGCAGGTTCAGACACCGTGGGAAGCTTTTCAGGCACGGCACGGAAAGGATATCCACCTTGCTCTTTATGATCTGGATGACGGTCAGAAAGCGATCGAAAAATTAGAAAGTGACCTTCGGGCGCTGAACGGGGAGGCATCCATCGCGCGGGCGTACAGCACGATGAGCAAAGCCTACCTGGGCATGCGGGACAGCACGGACTTTGACTTTGAGGCCAATGCAGCTGCGGTCAAAGAACTGGAACGGAAAATCTCACAGAGAAAGGCGCTGCACAGTCGGGCAAAACGCTATCAGGAACGGATCGCTTGCGAGGAC